TTTTAATGATATTAGAAGCTAAACCAATAGCAGCGGTTTCTAATTTATTTTTTTCTTCCATCAATATTAAATTATCTTTATTAGGTTCATATGAATCAGTTACATTTACTTTCTTTTCTCCGGATAAAAATTCATTTCTCAAATCCATCAAAATTTGCTTAACTGTTGTTTTTTTATTATCCTTTGTAATTTTAAATCCAAGTAAATCTTTAAAAACTATATTTTTTGGTAGTCCTTTCATTTCAAAAAAGTCAGTTAGAAAATCTCTTAAATTATATTTCTTAATATCTCCAGATTCATAGTAACCACTGATATCCTCAACCCTTCTTTTTGCCTCATTCAAATAATTTAATATAAGGTTTACTATTATAGAACTTTCTTCCAATTTAAATAATAAAATTTCTTCATAGTTTTTGTCAGACCTTCTTTCTATCATTTCTAAATTCATTAAAAATTCTTTTTGAATTTTAAGAATATCATTTTTGTATTTTTCAATATTTTTTTTATCTTGCACAATTTTTATAATATTTTCTCTGTTTTTTTCAACTGGTATTAATGTTGAATATTTTGTTTTTGTCTCTGCTTTTTTTATTTTTTCAATTTCTTTTTTATCAAATCTTGCATCATCACCTTTAGTATGATAATAAAACTCAAACATATCTGCAATATCAAATCCATCACCATATTTTTCTTTTAATGCAACAATAATTGCATTTTTAACAGAGCCTGTTCTTTCTATTTCTCTATCTGAAGGAAATATATTATCATTTTTACCTGCAAATGTAATCCATGTTCCAGCATCATATAAATCATATACTTCTTCTATAGGAATTTTTGTTGTTAAATCTTTTTCTGAAAAATAAAGCTCTTTCCATCCTACACTACCTAGCGAAACTACTAAAGCAGTAGAAAGATTTTGAAAGGTCTTATTTTTCATATATGTATTCTTATCATACACATATGGATTGTTAGATAATTTTCCTTTTAATAAGTCATCCATAAATTTTGATGCATAAGCTTCAAAAGTTCCAATCAATCCCCAATTTTTTTCCTCAAGTTGCTTTTTGAAAAATATCTCAAAATCTTTTAGACTACTATATTCTTTAGGTTTTAATCTTTTATATTTTGGAAATTGTTTCATGAGTCTAGATTTTTCAAAAAATTTAACAATAATTTCGTAATAACCCTTTTCCTCAATTAACCATTGAAGTGAAAAGTTTACTAGATATTCTTTTAAACCTTCCAAATTTTTTGAAGAGTCTTCATAGAATTTTTTAATTTCTGAAGGAACTTTCGATTTTGGGTCACTTAGTGCTGCATTAAATGCTTTATCAAGTTTGTTCATATCTTCAATTACATACATTTTATATGCATATTCAGAAGTATCTTTTGGAGCAATTTCACCACTTTTTGATACATAAGGTTTTACTTTACTTTTACCCCCGCCGGCATTTTGCACTGTTTTAAAAGTCTTACTGTTCATGATCCAAGGATGATATTCTTGGTTAACATATATACCATGAGCATATGTTTGAGATAATGTCTCTCCTAATTTTGAACTATCTGGCTGAGAAGAAGACATATAAATTCCATCTTTCGATATATTTTTTATTGGACAATTGCCATTTTCATCACAACTCAATAAGTTTCTTTTCCATATATTATCTTCTCTACTATATTCCGTACCGTTCCATCTCAAAGAAGCAAAAAAGTTTTCTGGTAATGCATCAGGGTCAGATTCTCTTTTATTTTTTATACCAAAATAAACATTGTCAATGTCTTCATTACTGATTGAACGATACTCTACAAAATATAAATAATATCCTAATTTTACATTTTTGTTTATTACATTATCTTCTAAAGTTTTCTTATCAAACTTACCCGCGGCATCTTCACTAAAAAAAGTACCTTCATCAACTAGTGTTGAATTTTCTTTTAAAAACCCTAAAAAGCTCTTCATATATAAAATCTCCTTGAAATAAATAGATAGACAGTTTATATTATTTATTTAATTCTAAAATGGTGGTTTATGTCAGTTCAACTTCAAAACTATAAAAACAATCCAAAGCTAAAAAGAGTTGGTCAAGATATTCCATTTGAAAGAACTCAAATTGAGGAATATATTAAATGTAAAAATGATGTGATTTATTTCTTAAATAATTATTTTCAGATTGTGACTATTGATAAAGGTAAACAAATTATTAAATTATGGGATTATCAGGAGGACATAATAAATCTTGTTCACCAAAATAGAAATACAATTGTTTTGTCAGCAAGACAGATTTCTAAGACAACTACCGTATGTGGATATATTCTTCATTATATTCTATTCAATAGCTCAAAGAACGTTGCTATCCTTGCCAACTACACAAAGACTGCCAGAAAGAGTTTAAGACTTATCAAGCAAGCATATGAACACATACCGCTATGGATGCAGCAAGGAATACTATCATGGAATGTCAACTCCATAGAATTAGAAAATGGGTGTACAGTGATGGTTTCGGCATCCACAGGGGATAGTATACGTGGTGAGACAATCAACCTACTGTATGTGGATGAGTGTGCTTTCGTAGATAACTTTGATATCTTTTGGTCAGCTACTTATCCTACTATATCATCTGGTACATCTTCTAAAGTTGTAATGACATCCACACCAAAAGGATTAAATCATTTCTATAAATTTTGGACAGAAGCGGAAGCTGGTGTAAATGATTTTATTCCATACAAAGTAATGTGGTATCAAAGACCAGATAGAGGTGAAGAATGGAAAAAGAAAACTGTTGCTCAATTTGGAGAAGAGAAATTTCTTGTAGAACATTGTTGTCAATTCTTAGGTAGTACAGCAACTTTAATTGCATCTACCAAACTTAAAGATATGGCAATTGAAAGACCAGTTAAAGAGATTGATAATTTAAAAATCTACAGAAAAGTACAAGATGAACATAATTATGTGATTGTGGCGGATGTTTCAAAAGGTAGAGAGCAAGACTTTTCTGTATTTTCTGTAATTGATGTGTCAATGAAACCTTTTAAAGTGGTTGCGGTTTTTCGTGACAACACAATACAACCGATCATATATGCCAGAGTAATTCATAATACAGCTTTAAAATATAATAAAGCATATATTTTAGTAGAAGAAAATAATATCGGTTCTCAAGTAACTGATGTATTATCTCAAGACTTAGAATATGAAAATATGTTTACTACTGTAAAGAGAGACATGAAAACTACACTATCTAGTGGTTTCCATAAAAATGCTAAAATGGGTATTACCACAACAGCCAGAGTAAAAAGAATAGGTTGTTCTAATTTAAAAATGTTAATTGAAAAGGAACAATTGTTGGTTACTGATTCTGATACAATTGGAGAATTCTTAACATTTTCTGTTGATGCAAAGTCAGGTTCGTACAAAGCCGAAAACGGAAAACATGATGATTGTATAATGACCTTAGTTTTATTTTCTTGGATGGTTGATGAAGAATATTTTAAAGAGTTATATGATAGTGATATACGTGAAAATTTAATGAAATATGTAGAAGAAAAAGAAAATGAAGAAAATTATTTACCTTTTGGATTTTTGAATGATGGTATAGATGAATTTATATCTCCATCATTTGAAGAAGACACGCAACGAGAAGACATTGAAATACTTAAACAAAATAGATGGTTATTTGATGAGTTACCAAAACTTGAAAATTGATAAATATTTTTAAATAAAAAATTCAATAATTATAATTTATTTTTTGATGTAATTTTTATACGTAACACGCATCATAAAAAGGATATAACATGGCTGATTTCACACTATCACCGGGAATTGTTACTAATGAGATTGACAATTCAGTCCGTCAAGTTGTTGTTCCTCAAACTAGCGTAGCAGGTGTAATAGGAAGATATTCTTGGGGTCCTGCAATGATCCCTACTATGGTTCATTCAGAATCAGAACTTGCTTTAGAATTTGGGAAGCCAACATCTAATAATTATATTGAATGGTTTAATGGTAAAAACTTTTTAGAGTATGGTGATAACTTAAACGTTGTTCGTTTGATTGATAACGATACTGCAAAGAACGCTACATTTTCAGGAAGTCCAACGTTAGTAAAAAATGACGAGGATTATCTAGATAAACTTATAATAGAAGAAGGTGGATTAAGTGATGGAACAGGAGTAGGTCCTAACTTCGGAGCTACGAATGCTCATGGTTCTTGGGTTGCAAGATATCCAGGAATATTAGGAAATACACTCAAAGTAGATATGTGCTTTGCTACAGAAAGAGCATATAATGTAGGTTTAGCAAATGCAGGAGTAGCGAATTTAAATCAATTAGAATTTGAATCTGACCCAGAGATTGCTGGAAAATATAAAGTGAAATTTGCTCATAATAATGAAATAGATGATCCAACATACTTTGATTTTATGAATTCAACTACTGGTTATTTTGCAGAAGATTTAACTGTAGTAGAGCAACAAAAGGTAGTATCAATTACTCTACAATCTAATACTTATAATTTATTAATTGAAAGTATTGATACCGGAACTAAAACTGTTAATGCATACGTAACAGTTGGAAATACTACAGCACCAGCAACAACTGTATTTGATCCTGTAAACTACGTGACAACTGCAACAGTTAAAGAAAGGTCAAGATTTAGAGAATTTTCTGTTAGTGCTAGAAGAAATTCTCCAGATAACTTGATGGGTATGGTTTACTTCTCCAATAACACCAATATACTAAATGGTGTAGGTACTGTTTTCACAAAACAAATTTCTGTTGGTGATTTGATTACAGTGCAAGGACAAACACTAAGAGTTACTGAAGTTGTATCAAATATAGAATTAAAACTACATGCCAATTTAATTGGATTAGTCTCTTCATCAAGTCCTGTACCTTGGTATCGTTCTTGGAGATATGCAGAATTGTTCACTGGTGAACCAGCAACATCAAATAGTATACGAGCATTGAATAGTGACCCAAATGGTAATTTTAACGATCAAATGCATATGGTTGTTGTAGATAATCATGGTCAAATTACGGGTACTATGGGAGAGGTTATTGAAAGTTATTCATTTTTATCAGTTGCTATTGATGGAGTGGATGATTATGGAGTACCTACCTATTACGTAGGGAGAGTAAATAGTAATTCGGAATGGGTAAAATGGGCAAATCATCCAATAAATGATGGTATAAATCCTTCAAATTGGGGAAGTTCTGCTCTGAGTACAATATTCAATACATATCATCTCAATTCAAGCAAAACTTCTTCTACATTTAGTGGTGGTACAAATGGAAGTTCTGTAGGAAATGATGATTTAATTGCTGCTATTGAATTATTTAAAGCAAAAGAATCTTGGGAATTAGACTTTTTCCTCACAGGATGGACATACGATTTAGGTAATCCATTGAACTATCATTTAGCTATTTCTAAAATGATACAAGTTGCAGAAGATAGAAAAGATTGTGTAGTTTGTGTATCACCGGAATATGGTGCTACTGCAAGAGGAGAATCAGACCCACAAAAAATTACAGATAAAATAATACAGTGGAGAGATGCTGTATATGATAGTTCTTATGGAATTATGGATGGTAACTTTAAGTACCAATATGACGGTTACTCAGATACTTATAGATGGCTACCATTGTCTGGTGATATGGCAGGATTGATGGCACTTACAGATTTAAATTTCAAACCTTGGTATTCACCAGCTGGAACAACAAGAGGTTCCATAAAAAATGTTGTAAAATTAGCTTATAATCCAGCACCAGTACATCGTGACGATTTGTATATTAATCAAATTAATCCAGTAGTTACCTTCAGAGGTGAAGGAACTATTTTATATGGTGATAAAACATTACAACGAATTCCAAGTGCATTTGATAGAATTAATGTGAGAAGATTGTTCATCACATTAAAAGAATTTGTAATAGCTCAAGCAAGGAGAAGATTATTTGAATTTAATACCCCAACTACCCGTGCAGAATTTGCAAGAGTAGCCGAGAAGTATATGGAAACTGTAGTTGCAGACCAAGGTGCTTCTGATTTCCGCGTTGTCTGTGATGAAACTAATAATACTGACGATATTATTGAAGCAAATCGTTTTGTTGCTGATTTATATGTAAAACCAACATATGTAATTAACTTTATTAAATTAAACTTCACAGCAGTCGGCCAGTCTGTAGATTTTACTGACCTAGGCGTATAAAAAATAACGGACGCCTAGCGTCCACTTTTTTCAAAGGAGAAAAATGGGAATCAGTGTAACCGCATTACGAAATAAATTACAGCAGGGTGGTGCTAGACCATCTTTGTTTTATAGCAAAATAAATTTTCCAACATCAGCGCAAGAATCGCTGCAATCCCTGATTGTTGAAGGATCGGGATTAAAAACAAATGATATATCATTTTTTATTAAAACAGCGCAGATACCGGAATCAACAATCAATAGTGTTCCTATTAATTTTTTAGGAAGAGAATTTAAAGTCCCTTCTATTGATAGAACGTTTGCTGATTGGACAGTAACTATTATTAATGATGAAGATTATAGAATTCGTCATGTATTTGAAGCTTGGATTGAATACATGGCGCCAGGCAAAGCAATCTTTGAATCCAAAACTGCTTTTGGAAACTCATCAACAATTTTTGGTGACTTAGAAGTTCATCAGTTGAAAAAACAGGGTACGGTTGCTACAGGAGCAATTCCAGGTGGTGAATATAGTGCATCTTATTATTTTAAAGACGCATTTCCAATCAATATTAGTGCTATAGATTTAAGCTGGGACACTAAAGATACTATAGAGGAATTTTCTGTTACATTCTCTTATCAATATTGGGAAAAACTACCGAACGAAGCACCAACTGACAATCCTTTTAATCCTTCGGGAGACAGTGACCTTGAAGAAGCTAAAGGGTGGGTTCAGGCTAGTTAATATAATTAATTATTTGTTTTTTTTCTTAAAACCCACACCTTAATAAGTGTGGGTTTTTTTATTTTTAAAAATTGTGATTGATAAATAAATGATACACTTAGTTTAATTTATCAAAGGAGTTTAACTTCATGGCTACATTATTTGGATGGAAATTTGAGGAACAGCAAGAAAAAGAAAATGAAAATATTCAATCTTTTTCACCTCCTGAATTTGATGACGGTTCTGCTGTTGTAGGAGCAGCCGGCGTATACGGTACGTATCTAAACCTAGATAGTACATTTAACAATGAATTTGATTTGATGGCTAGATATCGCTCAATGTCTATGCAACCAGAATGTGAAATTGCTATTGATGAAATAGTAAATGAATCAATAGTTTCTGGAAGAAAAACTTATCCTGTAAATATTGAACTTGATTATCTAAATTTTTCTCAACTATTAAGAGATAAAATAGGAGATGAGTTTTATAATATTTTAGATAAATTAAATTTTAAATACGCCGGATTTGAAATTTTTAGAAAGTGGTTTATAGATGGTAGAATATTCTATCATGTTCTTATAGATACTAAAAATCCACAAAAAGGTATAGTAGAGCTAAGACCTATAGACCCATTTAAAATAAAAAAGATACGAGAAAGACAAAAGACTGATAATGAAGAAAGTGTTCGTATAGGAATGGATGAAATACCGATAAATCAAAAATTTAATGAATATTATTTATATTCAGAAACTGGAGTTTTTAATGTAGAAAACGATGGTACTAATGTAGGTGGAGAGAGAAGTAATATTTTAAAAATAGCATCGGATTCAATTGTATATACAAACAGCGGTTTATTAGATGAAAGACGAAAAAATGTAATTTCTTATCTTCATAAAGCATTTCGTCCATTAAATCAAATACGAATGTTAGAAGATTCGGCTATTATATACAGATTAAGCCGTGCGCCATCCAGAAGAGTGTTTTATGTTGATGTTGGTAATTTACCAAAAGCAAAAGCCGAACAATACATGCACTCACTGATGAATCAGTATCGCAACAAGATGGTTTATGACAGTAAGACCGGTCAACTAAGAGATGACCGCAAGTTTCAAGCAATGCTTGAAGACTACTGGATGCCTCGGAGAAATGGCTCGGCAACCACGGAGATTGACACTTTACAGGGAAGTGAAGCTAATTTTACACAATTAGATGAATTAGAATTTTTTCAAAGACAATTATTCCGTTCTTTAAATGTACCAATTTCTAGAATGCAACCAGAAAGCGGATTTTCATTAGGTAGAGCAAGCGAAATTTCTAGAGAAGAATATAAATTTTTAAGATTTATAGAAAGATTACGAGTACGTTTTTCCGGTTTATTTTTGGATTTATTAAAGAGACAATTAATTTTAAAGAATATTATTTCTTTAAAACAATGGGAAGAAATTAAAGACGAAATTCATTTTATTTACGACCAAGATAGCAATTTTAATGCTCTTAAAAATTTAGAATTACTAACAGAAAAAATGAATGTTTTGAGAGATGCTGAAGAATATAGAGGAAAGTATTTCTCAGCAAATTATATACGTAAAAATATATTAGCACTTAATGATGATGATATTGAACGTATAGAAGAAGAAATTGAAGAAGAAAAATATGACCAAAGATTTGCACCACAAGAAGGTGAACCTGGACTTGGAGGTGGATTCGGAGGTTTAGGAGGACCTGATTTAGGAATGGGTGGTTTGGGAGGTTTAACACCGGGTACACCCGAGCCGACAGCAGGTGGAATGATTAATGATTTGG